CGACGAAATCGCCTTAAAAAACATCGTCATTGAGCCATTAATTGAGGGAAACATTGGTACTAATAGTGTTGATTTAACGCTATCCAAAACTTTGTTAATGTACACCGACCATATTCTTGACGCCAGGAAGAAACCTCAAACTGCAGAAATTACTATTCCCGATGATGGCATGATTTTGCAGCCGGGCATTCTCTATCTTGCATCAACTGTCGAATATACGGAGACACTTCGCCACGTTCCAATCATTCAGGGCAAATCAAGTTTAGGGAGATTAGGTTTATTTGTTCACATAACGGCAGGGTTTGGAGATGTAAACTTTAAAGGACATTGGACTTTAGAACTCGCTTGTATCCAACCAGTCAAGATATACCCTGGCATGAAGATAGCCCAAATCTGCTATCATGACATTAGCGAAATGCCTTACACCGATTACGCATCAAAAGCCGATGCAAAGTATAAAAATCAGGGAAGCGATCCTGTAGCCTCAAAGAACTATTTAAATAAATAGCCATGACCGACGAGGAAAAAAAAGCTCGGAAATCGGAGTATATGAAAAAATATTACCAAAACATGAATGATTATCAAAGGGAAAAAATAAGGCTTAAAAATTTAGAAAACAAAAAAAGGAGATACGAGGAGAATAAAACGAAGTGTAAGAATAAAAATTACGACAAATACAAGGCGTATTATTACAAAAACATTGAAAAAATTAAGGCTTATCAAGCCGAATATCGTAAAAAACAAAAAGAAAAAAAAGAATCATGCTAACAGAAAATGAAAAACAAAAATTGATTAAGGATTTGGCTCTCATCATTGTAGCCGCTGGAGGGTTGTTAACTCTTGCTTATACCATTTACTTTATTATTGACACTTTAAAAAAATGGTACTGATGTATTGGGAAATAAAATGGAAGTCAGGCAGAATAATCACCAACGCCCCGACGGTTGAAGAGGCAATAGAAAATTTTAAGAAGCTAAAGATTGAGGTACCAGATAAAGAAATTTCGATTAGTAAGTTTGGTAAGTAATTAGTTGTTAAAAGTGTTGTTTTTGATCCCATATCTTCCGGTATGGGATTTTTTTTTAAATAAATACATAAATATTTTTTTATATAATTATTTATACATATTTTTACAAAAGAAACAAAAAAACATTTTTATCACCACTAAATTTTAACAAATGGAAAAGAACATTTACACCGTGATGTATTTTGGCAATGCTAAAAGGTATCAAGATTTATGCGAAGAAGTGGCTGCCTACTCTAAGCGGCACGCAGTTGAACAAGTTTATTCAAAAATGCGAAATGAAGATTACTTTCCTGAAGATGAGTTTTCATGGGGAGGACTTGTTAAAGATTGCGACGGCAATGTGATTGCAGATGCACACGACGAAACTATCGAACATGACGGAGGATATTTTTACGCTGAATATTTAATGGATTAATCATGAAAGAGCCAATAATTGAGACTTATGTCCCACAAAATAAACGTTTACCTTATCAAATAGCTGGAGCCGTTGGCGTTGCTTTTGTTATTGGGTTGATTTATTCCCCAATTAACACCCAATACAATTATACTTCCTTTATTCCCATCATTCAAAAAGATACGATTTACGTTCACAAAATTACGTCGCTTACTATCCAGGGCAAAGATGAAAAGAAGAAAGTTGATGAAAGTGCCTACGGATCTCGTTCCTACGGCTGGGAGGTGCGCAAGTTATCCGGTGAACAGTTAAGGCAAACATTGGAAGGTAGAGGCTTCAGGAATTTAAAAGGAGTTGACAGGTCTAAGCTTCGTCGCATATACCTTGCTTATTGTTATGAGTCAATGCTTATGAATGTACATTTATTAACCGACTTTCCTGTATCCATGATTTATTCCTTTTTTATCATTGAGGCAACGTCTCAGGGAGTTGAAACTGAACTTTGGCGAAAGCATGCCAACGCTGGAGGAGTTAAGGCCCTTAAAGGTCACGACTATGTGACTTACAAAACACGCGAAGTTATCAGAGGCAAAAACAAGTTTATTAGGGCTAAATTTATGAGTGCCGAAACCACCGAAGAAGGTATGAAGCTTTGGGCAGGTGTTTTAAATTCTGGAAGGTACGCGGCTTGCAAAAAGGCAAATTACAGGATGAAAGGGATAAGGTTGTACGAATCTATTTGTAAATGTGTTTATAAATCAGGATACCACACAGACACCGACTACAAATTTAGAGCGTCATTAATGGCTGAATACTGGCAGATTAAAAGGGATAATTTTCCTTTGAAAAAAGAATACAATCAATTTTAAACTTAAAAAACCAATAATCATGACTTTAGAGCAAGCTAAACAAGTATCTGATATTTTGCAGAAAATAAATAGTAATAATGAAATAATAAATAATTTAAAATATAGAAAAACACATGACATACGATTTGGTAACGAAAATAATGGAAGTTATTTTATTATTCTTGACAAAGAACTTATAGATACTATTGTAAATCATTCTATTTATGTCTTAACTGAAGAAATATGGGAATTAGAACAAGAACTTAAATTATTATAAACAAAAAACAAACAACCAATGGAAAAAAACTTTACGAATACTCAATTCAAATGGACGTTTGAAAGCATATCGGATAACATTCCTACTATCATGCTGATAACTATCCTTTTGACTTATGGCATAAATGCCTACCTGACTGCAATATTTTTACCCTTAGATTTTTGGCTTGCTATTATAGCAGCATCTATTCTACAATTAGGGCGATTTGCCGTCGTTTTTATGGACTTTCTTAATCCTACTAAAGGTAGAAGTACTTACCCACCTAAAATAGCATTAGGAGCGACGGTTGTTGCTTTAATTGAAATATTCTTCGGCTTACAAGAACATTATGAAGCTGGCGAATATATAACCATGTTTTTATTTGTTGGAACTATTATAGTTTTTGGCTATCTTTTGGAAATAAATTTTGTGGATAAAGGAGTTGAAGCCTACGGAATTAATGAACCAAAAATTATAAAGCGTAGAAGGCGTAAAATCATTGTTGAGAATGCCAATGAAGAAGCACCTAAGAATTTTAGAAGAAATATTACTTCATTTCAATTATCACTATTTTGAGAACCTATATAGGAGTTGACCCAGCGATAAGATTAAACGGAATGGCAGCGTGTTTTATTCTGCCTGACAAAGTTGTTGAATTTAAAAAATACAAAAGGTTTGTAGATTTTTTGGAAGACTCTTTTCACTGGCATAAAGATTATGTAAACGCTGTCGTTCTAGTGGAAGATAGTAGCCTACAGAATGTAACCTTCAATTCTTCCATTAACCGCGCGATCCTTTCCCGTATGTCCAGAAATGTAGGCATGAATCAAGCTGCATCAAGAATTGCTTATGAATGGATTAAGGAAAATGGATGTGAAGCCTATAATATTAGCCCTGAGCAAAAGGGCAAGAAATGGGGAAAAGAAATATTTATGAAAGTTTTTAAAACCGAAGGTTATAAGTTTGAAACAGATTTTAAATCAGCCAAAATAAGTCAGGATGAAATAGATTGCTTCACTCTTGCTTTACAAGCTAAAAATTACCAAAAACATGAAAAAAAATAGTGAAATAATTGACGGCATTAGTGTTGCCACATGGAAGGAAATTGAAAAAATTTGTAAGCAATATCCAAAACCTATCAGATATGCCGAAGGAACGCAAGCAAAATTATTTATGCTTAAATTTTACCTTGAACCTTTAATGAAAGATGAAAGGGCACCAATGCAAATGATGGAACCTGGAAGAATGATTACGATAGCGTACAAAATTTATAAAGAATCAAATGGAGATAATGTTAGAGATTTAGCATTAACTTTATTAAAGAAATATATAAATTAGGTTGATTACATTTTGTTAATTAGTGGTAATATCGGGGTAGCATTTGCGCTATCCCCTTTTTATTTAAGCATTTAGTAAACCTATTTTTTCTATATAATCACCAACAGCCCTAGCATGACATAAAGCTAATTTCTTTTGAAAGTCTGCATCAAACATTAATTTAGCATCATGATAATTAGTAAAAAAGCCATTTTCCGATAAAACTGAAGGCATATCTGTCTGGGTTAAAACATAAAATCTATCTTCCTTATCGTGATCGCCATCGGTTAAATCAGCCCTAAAAATCCAATTTGGAAATTTTGATTTTACCTCCTTAAATAAAAGTTCTGCGTAAATATCGGATTTGGTTTGTCCGGGCGAAGTAAATACCTCCCATCCTCTAGCACTTTTATTTTCCGCTGCATTACCGTGAACGCTTAAATACAAAGATGCCTTATAATTTTTAGCCGCAAAGTTTGCCTTATTTACTCTTTTGGTTAATGATGTATCTAACACTTCATCGTAAACTTTCATAGTTACAAATCCCCAATCATTTAAATATTGTTCAATATATTGCACAACGGCCCGATTAAACACACCTTCAAAAAACCATCCATAGGAATGAAAGCTGCCATTATTGTGTTGCGTACATTTAGCAGGATGGGTAGTATAACCATTTGGTAATTTTACTTTAGGATTAATACCTCCATGACCAGCATCTAAGAAAATACAAAATTCATTTTTATTCATAATTTACAATTTTAAAGGGAGGCATAAATCAATATACCTCCCTGAAGCCGCATAAGGTAGCGAATCTGTCTGCGCCTATAATTTAAATCCGATGAGTGCAAAAGCCGCACTAATGATTGATAACTTTGCTGGAAGCTTTACCTCAATCTCTTTTCCTGCACATTCGCGGCTTGTTTCCTTGATTTTGTCCCAAATGATTTGAGCCAACTGGATATATTCCCGCCAAGTAAATTTTACCTTATTGCCCTCAAGATGAACATTAATTTCACTTGCAAGCTCCGCAAAATTCATTGAGTAACAAGCGATGTCACCCATTGGTGATTTTATTCCGTCTGCATTTTTTAAGGCTTCTTTTAAATTAGTCTGCATATTATTTATTTTAACGATTAAAAAAACGTGTGATTAAAACGCCAAGATTTACACCCGTAATACGTTTTATATTTTCTGAAATGGAATATAACTCCACCGTTGCAATTAAAAACGCTGCCATGTATGTAATGTTGAAAGGAAGGCTAAAAGTATTTCTTGCACCTTCAAAAATAAGGATAGCACAAAAATAAACTACTATTTTCTCTATGGTACGATAAAGCCCACGACTATTTATCTTTTGCCCTTCCTTTTTTGCTGCGAGAATTCCCGTTGCCATGTCCGCAAAAACAACAAATACACTAAATATCAAAAATCCCTTTATAGGAACAAAAAAGCTAAATATCCATCCGCAACAAATGGCGTACGTTATTTTTTCCCATCCAAGGTGCAAAAGGTTTATTAAAGTTGCTTTCATTATTCAAGTTTTATTAACCTCACATCACCGTCCACGGTTGCAAATTTGCCATCAGCATATTTATACAAGTCGTATTTAATACCGTTAAAGGCAAAGGAAACTTGATTAGTAAATGTAGATAAAAGAAGATTGGTTGAAATACTGTACACCTTGCCATTGTCTGGGTTAAAGATTAAACGCTTGTTGTTGTTTAACTCAATTACTCCGTCAATGATTTCACCGTTAAAATTTAGCCTCCAATCTCCCAAAAACTTTGCCGTATCTCTTTGTGCCGTTGTAAAATACACAGGCTTACCACTAATTTGAACGTGTAAGTCATTGTAGTAATTAATTCTTTGCACCGCTTTGCCCTTTGTGATAATAGGCTTTGCATGAATAGCTAATGTGTTGCTTTGCCTTTCGGCATCTGTCACAAGGCTTTGAATAGCGGTTGCAGAATCGCCTAATATTTGCTTTGAGCCTGTGACGGTGCTATCAGACAAAGTTGTTTGCTGAATAATGTAATAAATGTTTCCTTGCTTTTGGATGTAAACAGTATCCTTTACGACATCTTGCGCAAATGAAAACAAGGGAAGGAATAATAATAGGTATCTCATTTTATTTATTTTCGAGGTTAATAATTCTTTGTTCAAGGGCTTTGATTAAGGTTTGTTGCTCTTGTATGGCTTTGACTAAAATAGGTATTAATTTTTCAGTCATTAGTCCAAGTGCGCTGTCATCTTTATCTTCATCTAACTTTTTTACAACTGCTTTGGCAAATAATTCTGTTGACAATGCACCTTCTACATCTTGAGCAATAAAACCAATTTCGTCAAATTCGCTAAAGTTATTTTCAGTTGTACTTATAAAATTAAATTTAACAGGTTTTAATTTATTTATAATTTCTAATCCTTTATCCAAAGGTTTTATGTTTTCTTTAAATCTTATATCAGATGTTGCTATTGTTGCATTAGTAGCAAAAATTTGCGAATTTACTTGTAATTTATATGCACCATTATCTGTTGCTCCATAACCAATGTTCATTTCTAAATCTTTGGTAAATCTTAAAATTTCTAATGCAGTAAAATTACCACCAGCACTTCCTGAAGTTGAAGTATAAAATATATAATTTCCATCTTTTTGTTGAAAAAAAGTTGCATATCCATTATCAATATACTTTAAATTTGCACCACCTGGATAATAAAAGTTTACGCCTAAAAGACACTCACTAATACCATCTATTCTACCAGCCAAAACTGCTGTTCCAAACCCTCTACCCAACTCAAATGTCTTATAAGTAGATGTTGTTTTTGAGATTGAATCCGTACTTAAACCTCCAAAAGGAGAAATTAAAAATTTAGATATTCCATCTGTTGAAAAACCAAGTGAATTTGCTGCTGGTAAATACATTCCCGTTCCTGTTGCCGTGTTTGCCGTTGGATTAAACCTTGTTGCCGTGACTGCGCTTGTAAATGTTTTTGCTCCATTTACTGTTTGCGTTCCATAGGTATTAACATAGGCAATAGAAGCCGTGTCCGCTCCTAACTGCCTCCACTTTCGCCCCGTTGCCGAAGCCTTGTAAGTGTAAAGATTTATATTCACCGTATCAAGCACAAAATAAGCAGCCGTGTCGCTCTTTGCCGTCAATGTGGTATCAGCCGCCACACCCCGATAAATAAGCCCGTCGGCGGTCGTCTGTTCTCCGAGCGTTATCTTTTGATTGCCATTACTCGGATACTGTGCCCATGCAAGGCAAGGCAAAAGGAGGAGGAAAAGGGGAAGGAGTTGTTTCATGTTTATGTTTTTTAGTTGCACGTTTTTTTAATTACAAAGCCTCCTGTGATGTATAACATATCACTTGTGTATGTACCGTTTAGATACAACCACCAAACATCACCAGTTGTAAGTGTATAGTTTACATTGACTTCTTTTAAGTCATATTCATTCATTGCAATTTGACTACCTTGTAATGACATTCCA